CGCGGGACCTCTGGGGACCCCCCGGTATCACCGTTCACATATCTCTATGTGGCGGGCCGGGTAGGTTAATGGAGAGGAGGCCAGGGCTGTCCCGTCGAGGACGGGAGATACTCTCTCCATAGCCCCCCCCGAGGCACCCCCGCGCTACCCACCACCCATGGCCATGAGATAGCTAGCAGTATCCTGAGATATCCCTACTATGGGAGGCCATTACCCAGCCATCGGCAGGGTAGAGCCCAGGACTTGCTAACGTCTCACCCTATGGGAAAGGCGGACGCGGGACCTCTGGGGACCCCCCGGTATCACCGTTCACATATCTCTATGTGGCGGGCCGGGTAGGTTAATGGAGAGGAGGCCACCTCTTGAGGTTTGGCCGACCCCGGATTACCCGTAAGGGACGTCCAGGAATCGCTCAAACCGGTGGTGAGTCAACTCACTGCCACAAGAGGGCGGTTAGCAGCGGCGCACCAGAACGCCAACCTATTAGGGAGATCCCAAACCAACAACAACCGTCTCTCAAGGAAAGGGTTTCCTTGAGTTGGGCGATTGTGGAATGGGTACCTTCCTAAGTCGGAGCGGCTGATGGTGCAACCCTTACCCAACCCTATAACCGGATGTCCCGCGAATTCACCATAGTCCTTATGGTTGGTTCGGAGACACGCCGGCGAGGGGCCTTAACGCGAGGGCGCCCGGAGCGGGGGGTTACGTGATGACTGTTGATCACTCCTATCAAATTCTCCAATTTGATATCGGTGATCGCCAGCTCACGCATCTTTCCGATCCCGGACACCATCGCGGTTAAGTGGTTAAGGACACTTGCCTTACTGCTAGCCACGGTCTTGCTTGCTCTTGTCGATAAAGTCGCAAAAGGATCCAGGAAAAGTCTTACATCGAGATTCAACCATTGTTGAATATCGGAAGACTCCCTGACCTTGTGCGCTTTATCGAACTCTATCTGCAGTTCGGCGATATTTCTCCGAATTACAGCCAGAGGCGGCAAGAGCAGCAGTGTCGATTGGGCATCCAGCCCCTGAGGGAACAAGTCGGAGAACCTCTGAATTTCCAACTGGAACTTCTGAAGTTTTCCGAGTTGCCCCTTAATTGCATCCTCCAGTACTCTTGCCTTGCACTCATTGAGCCAGATCATCAACCGCTCGTGGAGCTGTCGAGGATCGGACTCAAGGGAGCAAGTAAGAATACTGCCCATGACTCTACGAGCCAACACCGTTGACTTGTAGAGCCGTAGGTCCCTACTATCCTCTCTTGAGGGTAGTAGGAAGAAGTTATACGCTTTTTCCGACAGGCGGCCACCATAACCGCCTGGAAGAAGAAGCGATAACAGTGATGCAATCAAGCCCCGGGTCACCAAGGTAGCAGACCGAGGCAACCACCGCGCCTCTACCTCCCTAAACCAGGTTGCGACCTCATAATAAGATATGTACTTCACACCCTTACCAGGGGGTAAGGATGGAGTCCAATCTTTTCTGAGACGCATTGCCTCGAATAGAGAGCCTAGAGGAGCGGCGGAAACCTCAAGACCACGGTGTATCCACCTCTTAGCGAACTCGTACGTATCATCCGATACGTGCGTTTTCGCATCAGAGACGCTTACACCTATCTGATCAAGAAGTGTTCGGTACTCCGTCGCAACACCGTGGTGGTTAATCACGATGTCGTCTCCGAGTAAAGCATACCGAGAGAACTGGACACCCAGTCCAGCCCTCTTGGCTGCTAACCGAACAAGCGCATGGTGGGAAATGGCAAACACTGCCCATGAGCTGTAGGCACCCATTGGTTGCCCAACAGCGTAGCGGACACTGTTGTGCTCCCAAGGGACTACAAACTCACGGTCAGTGCATGCCCTCCGCCATGCGGCCGCATACTCCTCGGTTGTGAGTTGCGCCAACACGGCCTCCTGCAGCGTGCAGGGGAACCGATCGGTCGCAGCACTCAAATCGATAGAGTAATACGGTCCTTGATTGGATAGTGTGGCCCTGAAGGAACCTTGGTTATACGTGCAGTCCGGCTTCAGCCCCTTCAAGAAAGCCATACAGGCTTGATGAAGAGGGTAAAGAGCAGACTGTGTCGCATAATCCAAGATTCCTACAATCCGCATCTTGGCTTCCTTGTCCCTGATCTTAGCAAGCTTGGACAACCGACCCTTCGGTTGCAACCCAAACTTACTAAGCCAGGCAAGGGGGCTCAGAGACCGGAGGGTACCAATTGACTGGACTAACTCCTCGCCTCCCAGAATACCCAGATCCCCGATATGAGCTTCTGTGAGTAAAGAAGCGTCCTCAATTGATCCCACCAGGGCTTGAGCGTTTGGACCGGCTTTGGTTGTGACGTGCCATCCTTCCCACCGTGGAAGGGGAAG